CGATGGATCCTAGCGTATAGAGGAGGATACTTAAAGTCTACTATCAACTACGGTAGACTAGCATTCAATACGTGGCTGACGATGCCTGAATCAGTGACTATACCTACTCTCCCGAATATCGTTGAATCTGAATCTGCGTATGTACTGACTGCAAATTTAACAGTGCATGGTTATATTAGTGAACCTATATTATCCCAAGGTGGTAAGGTTAACACGATCAACGTCCAGTCTGCGGTACAGGGTGTTAATCCGAAGCTGATAAGTTCACAAGTTTTTACCTTTCCTACGTAACAAATTAATCTGGAGGTCTTGAATGACGACCATTATTATGAACATTGGACGGGTACCCTTACAGGTAGGAGTTATTAAACAGGTTGGTGGTAAGCCTGTTAGTACGAGTGTACGGGTTCCCGGTCGCGGACGGACGCCAATGCCTACTAATAGTACTATTGACACTAACTGGATGGCTCTGTACGGCAAGAACATCAAGCTGGTGGATAGTTCTACTGTACAGGCGCCTGTTAAGGCGCCTGCTAAGACGTCGAAGTCTAATGTAGCAGTTCGCATGGCTGCACAGAAGTCCACAGTAGCACCAACAGTTGCTAAAGTTACAACCACGGCTCCGACCGTCGCAACCCCAGCAAAGACTTAATTGCTAACGACCATTAGGAGAAGCGTATGACAATCAGTGCTGACCAAAGCTCCCAGGTCATAGTACAAGAAATTAACTTGAGTCAGGTGATAGTCTCAGCCTCTACTTCGATAGTTGCTCAGGTTATTGTCGCGAACCAAGGACCTGTTGTACCAACCTTAATTACGAATCCTCAGATTTATCTGTCACAGTATGGTAATCCGAATGCGCAGATCTCATTCGACGTTTATTGTGGCCTCGATTATTTCAATGAGGGTTCCCAACTATGGGGTCTTCGCGTAGTAGACCCCAGCGCATTATATGCTGCTGTGCTGATGTGGACGGATGGTATGGAAACGTACCTGACCCAGATCACGGCGGGTGTCGTTAACCCAATGCAACCTGACTGGATGGCGTTGCTCCCGCCTGGTACCAGCAATGAGGCTATTGCGCTGTTCTATCCGAACCGTGGCCCGGGTGCCTACGGTGATGCTGTTGGTATCTCTATAACATCCAACAACCTCGAGACGCCGACAGGGTTGATGGCTACCTCGTATCCTACTGGTGGGTTTCTCTCTGCTAGTACGTACTCCTATCAGGTGTCTGCGTTGTCCGGTGCAGGTGAAACGTTAGCTACTAACATTGTTACCATCGTTATCGCATCGGGTACTACCACTAACGAGGTAGTACTAACGTGGAATCCTGTTATTGGGGCTACTGGTTACGATGTGTATGGGCGTGTCGCGGGTACCATTGGGTTACTGGCTACGGTAGGAGGTGCTACTACGACCTTCACTGATACCGGCGCAATTATGCCTAGCCTGACTAAGTTTCCCATACTTAGCGCTGCAGGGCTAGCTCCCCCGAATCCGTTCTTCTCGGTTAACGTATTCAACACTGCACAATCTAGTACGTATGCAGTTGAGAACTTTAACTGTTCGTTGACCGATATGACGGACACGACGGGGCTGGAAGCTGAATTGGAACAACGGATCAACCCGTTCTCCCAATGGATTCAGGTTACTTCTAACGTACCTTCCTTGTTGACGGTACCTACTGTAGAGTCTGTTCCATTAATGACTATGGCGGGTGGCTACGCAGGAACGCTCCCGACGTCGTTTGAGGTAGCAGGTGCATGGGCTACGTTCGGCAATAAGCAGTTGTACCCTATTAACATCCTGTTGAACTCGGGGCACTCGGATCCAACTGTACAGTTAGCGATGGACACGTTAGCTCAAGCTCGCGGCGATTGCGTGGCTCTCTTGGATGTGCCGTCTGCATCACAGGCTTTCCAATCGGCTATTGATTACCGTAACTTGCAGTTGAACTTGAACTCCACGTACTCGGCGTTGTTCTCACCGGATATGTTGGAGGCTGACACCATTAATGGCAAGCAGCAGTACGTACCGTTTAGTGGTTGGGCTTCAGCCTTGTGTGCTCGTACTGATCGAGTGGCTAATCCTTCATACTCTATCGCAGGTTTGAATCGTGGTATTGTTGGTGTGTTAGGTACTCGGTATACATACGATGCGGGTGAGATGAACTCGTTGTTCCAAGCACAGGTCAACTACACCCAAACCTTCGTGGGTTCGGGTACGGCCCTGTGGGAACAACAGACGATGAGCACGCAATTCTCTGCTCTGTCCTGGCTGTCAGTCCGTCGTATTGTGAACGTGTTGAAGACCTCACTCTACTCGTTCCTGTTGTACTCGCTGCAAGAGCCTAACGATCCGTTCCTGGGTAATCAGATTGTCGGTGCATGCTCGGCATATCTGTTATCCCTGCAGAACGCTCGGGCACTCACTAGCTTTACTGTGGTGTCGGATACTACTAACAATAGTGCCCAAGACTTTAACAGTGGTATTCGGAATGTGACTGTGATTATCATCCCGACTATTCCCACTCATATTATTAACCTCCAAGTAGCAATTTCTAAACAGGGAGTGAGCTTCGCAGAGACGTTAACCCAAGTTCAACCGGGTTAAAGATGCAAGGGCTACGTATAGCTAGTACGGTGTGCGTAGCTCTTCACTCTAAAAAAGATTGGGAATAGTATATGTTTAAACTAAATGCAGCAGCTAGACTACTAGCAGATATAGACGAACACCAAGAGGAAGACGAGCTAGCAACTAAGGACTTCCTAGCAACAAATCCACAGACGGCTGCTGACACTCTTAGATCCCGGGACCCTAGAGACACTTCTAGCGGTATGTTTGCCTCTGATAAAGATGGGTACGTTAATCCCCGGAAGACAAGTACAAGAGAATCAGGTACCGCATTCCCGTTAGCTAAATTGCTAGCAGCCAAGCTAAGGGCCGCTAGCGTGGTAGACTCCGCTATGGGGGATAATGCGGTCTCCACCGATCCCTTGCTCCAAGGTGTGGAGGACTCCAACCCTAGGGCAATCGAAGCGGACTCTACCTTAGACAACCCGTTCGATACGTTTGAGTCTAGTATCCCTAGTATTGATATTAACCTAGAGGATCAGCCGGATGTAGTACGTGGCGCTAAACGGAAACCTTCTACTAAACATAAGAAACCGGCAACTAAGCATAAGAAACCTAAGTCAAAGCCTAAAGCAATGTTAGATCGCCTGCTGGATGAACAGGCCAGAGCCCAGGCGATCGTCAGGGCGCGGGCTGGTGGCATTGGTAGCACTTCTGGTTCACGCAGGCGTAACCCATGACGTTCTTGTGTTGCTGCTCGCTGCGGGCGCACTCGTGGGAATGGCAGCCGGTGCAGGTGGTCGTCTGCGTGTTGCAGTGGCCCGTCAGCGCCAGATTGGCGGTGCTGGTGTGGCACTGAGCGCAGCGGATCGCGCGGTTATGCCCTGGCAGGAATCGAACGGCGCGTCTTTTCGCTGGACTCCGCCCGGTTCCGTCGTAGACCACCCTGGACCGGCGCAAGAGCCGGCGGCTTCCCTGCTCCGTGTGGAGAGTGACTCATGCGACGTCCTGCTGGCCGTAATTGGTCCACACTGGCTGAACACCTCAGACCAGGCGAAATCCCGTTTGGATGACCCCAAGGACTTTGTCCGGATGGAGATCGCCCTGGCCCTGAAGCGCCCGGTCCTGCGGGTTGTTCCATTGTTAGTCGAAGGCGGCCGGCTACCCGCAGAAGATGATTTGCCTGACGACTTGAAGCCGCTGGTTTTGGATCAGGCGCTTGAACTCAGAGACGACTCAAGGTGGACCTCAGATGTCCAGCTGCTGATCGAGTACCTCGAAAATCTAGTCAATCCGGCTGGTGAGAGTGACCATGACTCCCAGGCTCCCGAAGCGAAGTTAGCCGCCAGGACTTTCATCAACGGACTTTTCGGAGGAGCGATCGGCGGGGGAATGGCAGGATTAATCGCCGGTTGGTTCTATCGCCAAGCGAATTCCGAGGTGGATTTGTGGCGCGTTTTGCTCGCCGGTTTGTTTGGTGTCTTGGTCGGCGCAATCGAGACAGGGTTTATCAACTGGGGTATGCAACGCTGTTCGGGATTCTTCAACGGTTCGTCATATTCAAAGATTCTGGGCGCCCTGACGGGCGGCATACCCGGCGGAGTTGTAAGCGCAGTTACGGCAGGCTTGTTATTCATGAATCTGGCCGGAGACCCCGTTTCCAACCAGCTCCTTTGGGTGATTGCCTTCTCGCCCACCGCGATTGGCTTGGGCATCCTCTTACAGGATCTGCGGCAGAGTTGGATCAAAGCAGGCATGATCATAATAATCCTGGCGGGTATCCTGGTGCTGACTGTGATAGTGGGAGAACGGGTCCTGCCCGATGATCGGTTGCTCAACAGCTATTTCCAGGATTCGACCACCAGCAAACAGATCATGGGACTCCTGATGCTGGGATTGGTATTTGGCGCGGTGTCAGGCCTTCAGGTAGGGTTGACGCTCTTCGCTTATGATCGCGTCAAGCGATTCGTGGATTCTCAATAGCCTGGTTATCTCTGTTATTTTAAACCCGGGCGACTAACTCGGCATCCGGGGCCGGCTTCCAGCGCAGCACCGGCTTTCTTGCCGCCGCGGCCTCATCCAGGCGGCCGATGCGAGTGGAATGCGGAGCATTCATGACCAGTTCCGGATTCTCGATAGCTTCGCGGGCAATCGAGCGCATAGCTTCGATGAATTGATCCAACTCCTGCCGCCCGACGGATTCAGTGGGCTCGATCAGCATGGCTCCGGAAACAATCAACGGAAAGTAGATCGTCATCGGATGAAAGCCATAGTCGATTAGCCGTTTCGCGATGTCGAGCGTGTGCACACCTTTGCGCGCCTGCCGTTTGTCGGTGAAGACGA